TGGGTGGGGCTGGAGCTGGAGGGCGTGGCTGGCGCTCACGCCAACGATGCAGGCATCACCATCACCGACTTGAGGCGCGTGAAGTGAGCGTCGACTCCGCCAACTACTCCTTCGACGACCTGCTGTGGGAACGGGAGTGGCGCAAGTGCGCCCCCAAGAAGCGCCGCATCGGGACCGACAACTCGGGCAAGGTCCTTTGGGAAGAGCCGACGCAGGAGGAGCTGCTCCGAGGCTTCATCTACTTCTGTGAGAACTACTGGCACATCCGCCACCCCGCCAAGGGCCGCATCCTGTTCCAGCTGTTCCCCGCCCAGGTGACCACCGTCGAGTCGTGGCTCGGCACCCGCTACAGCCTGATCCTCAAGGCTCGCCAGATCGGCTTCTCCACGCTCGTCGCTGCCTTCGTGTTCTGGCTGACGTTCTTCTACCCCGACCGGTCCGTGGTCATGCTGTCGAGGACCGAGCGTGAAGCCATCAAGCTGCTGGCCAAGGCGAAGTACGGCTACAAGTTCCTGCCCGAGTGGATGGTGCTGCGCGGCCCTGCCGTCAACACCACGCAGACGAAGATCGAGTTCACGAACGAGTCGACCGTTGAGTCGCTGCCGTCAGCGTCGGACCCCGCTCGTGGTGAGTCGGCCTACCTCGTGGTTGTCGACGAACTCGCCTTCCTCACGAACTCCGAGGAAGCGTGGCAGGCCATCGAGCCCGTTGCCGACGTCGGCGGTCGGGTCATCATGCTGTCCACCGCCAACGGTGAGGGCAACCTGTTCCACCGCCTGTGGGTCGAGGCGGAGACGGGGCTCAACCGCTTCACCCCGCTGTTCTTCCCGTGGTCGGCCAACGGTCGTACGCAGGAGTGGTACGAGGCGAAGAAGCGGGACACACCCGAGCACACGCTCGCCCAGGAGTACCCCGACAACCCCGACGACGCCTTCGCCAAGTCAGGTCGTCCGGTGTTCAGCCTGGAGTACCTGCGCTCCATCGAGACGTCCCCGCCGCTGATCCGTGGCTACCTCACGCACGAGCTGAAGTTTGTGGATGACGGTGGTGCGCTGCGGATCTGGACGTGGCCCGATGAGGACGGCAAGTACGTCATCGGAGCCGACCCCTCGCAGGGGATGGAGCACAGCGATTACGCGTCGGCCCATGTGATCAACGCCCGAAACCATGAGGTCGTCGCCCACTGGCACGGCCGTATCGACCCGGACCTCTTTGGGACCGACGTGCTCGTTCCCCTCGGCCGCTTCTACCGCTACGCCCTGCTGGGCGTCGAGTCCAACAACCATGGTCTCTCCACGCTGAAGGCCATACAGCGCGCTCGCTACAAGCCCCTCTACTACCAGCGCTCCCCGCAGTACAAGCGGTCGGTGCCAACGGACATCCTGGGCTTCCGCACCACGCAGGTCACCAAGCCCCTCATGATCGACGAGCTGAACAAGTCCCTCAGAGACGGGGTCATGATCCTGCATGACTCGGAGACCATAGCCGAGCTGCGGACATTCACCCGAGACGACAAGGGCAAGATGAGCGGCTCGCCGTTCGATGACCGCACGATCAGCCTGGCGATCGCGAACCAGATGCTCAAGCACGTGTGGCTGCCCGAGTACCAGATCGACGAGGGCCCACCGCAGGGCTCGTTCGACTGGTGGCAGGACCAGCTGTACGGCGATGGCATCACCACCTCCTCCCTGACGTCGGCGAAATCGAAGCTGCAACCCCGTGCGCAGATCGGAAAGCACTACCAACGGGCCGGTGTTCGCGTGAAATCGCGCTGAACTCTGCAACAATGAGCGGAGATTCATACCGACAGGAGACAATCGCATGGGAACTCGCATCCAGAACTCGCGTCCGACGAAGCGGCCTCAAGCGGTTCTCGCCGCTGACGGCACACCGACCACCTACTCCAAGCGGGGAACCGGCAAGCCCCGGGCCGACAAGAAGGCCTACCCGCTGACCGCAGGCATCCCCTGGCCGACGCAGGTCACTGCCGTCGAGACCCCGCCCGCCAGCCCCGTTGGTGGCACGGCGCTCGGCGCGACCTGGGTGCGAGTCGCAGCCCCGTCCTCGGCCAACGGCTCGATCCACTTCAACCCGGATACCGGCGTGTGGACGATCTCCGACCGCGACAGCGCCGGGACGTCAGTGGCGGTCCCGATCGAGAACATGTCGCCAGGTACCCAGCTGTGGGTCGGTGGTCCGTTCGGTGCGTTCTACGCCACCGTCGTCTCCGTCACGGCAGGAGCGAGCACGGCACCGACCCAGGTCCTCACCACGGACTTCGTAGTGACCGGCGAAATCTTCATCGGTGACGTCATCCGCCTCGCCAACGGCGTCGCCGCTCCCGGCACGGTCGAGGCCGAGCCCGAGGCCGAGGCTGTCGAGCACAAGGCCAAGACGAAGAAGCCGAAGAACCAGTGACCCGCTGCGAGTGCGGCAAGGAGGCCGAGCCCGGGCGCACCGAGTGCTTCCGCTGCCGGATCTCCGGCGTCGGCTTCAGCTTCAGGGGCTCGGCGCAGCACAGCCGCTCCGGGTGGAACCGCACCGCTCGGGAGTGGAAGGAACAGAACTTCGGCACCAGCGACGACCGTGAACTCGCCAAGCGTGGCATCGAGAGGGCAGACCCATCATGAAGTCCAACGTGGAGTACCTCAAGTTCTGCCAGTCCGAGGTCGCCCGCTCGAAGCGGTGGCGTGACCAGGACAGCTTCGACGATGACTGGCGGAGGTGGATCGACCTGTACCGCGGTCGCCAGTACGAGGGCGGCGACAGCGCCACCGACCGCCTCATCGTCAACATCGTGTTCGCCACGGTGAACGTGCTCCTCCCCGCCGTCAGCGTCAACAACCCGAAGTTCAGCGTGAACGCACGCAACCCGAAGTCGCAGGCTCAGGCCATGCTGACCGAGGAGATCCTCAACTACCTGTGGCGTACCCACAAGTACCAGGCCGACTTCCGCCTGTCGGTGCTCGACTTCATCACCATCGGTCACGGCTGGCTCAAGGTCGGCTACAAGTGGGTGAAGGAGCCAGAGGAGAAGGAAGCCGAGGAGATCGGCGACACCGAGTCCGACGCCTACGACGAGGGCATCGACGACCGCGAGGCCAAGGATGGCAACGTCGAGTCCGAGCTGTCGGTCGAGGACGATCGCCCCTTCCTGGAGCGCATCAGCCCGTTCGACGTCTTCGTCGACCCCGACGCCCGTCACCCGAAGGAAGCCCGCTGGATCGCACAGCGCACGTGGCGTCCCCTCGCCGACGTGCAGGTCGACAGCCGGTACTCGGCCACCGCCCGCAAGCAGGTCAGCTCCAAGACGTGGAGCCGCTGGGCCAGTGGCGACTCGGACGGGGATGCCCGCAGCGGTGACAGCCAGCCCTCGCAGGGCCTGGCCTACGCCGAGGTCATCGAGTTCTACGACATCAAGCGCAAGAAGGTCTCGACCTTCTCGATGAGCAACGGCGACGAGGGCAAGTCGGACGGCTTCCTCATCAAGCCGAAGAAGATGCCGTACGCCTCTGGCCAGCCCTTCATCATGCTCCGCAACTTCGAGGTGCCTGACCACTTCTACCCCATCGGTGACATCGAGCAGATCGAGTCGCTCCAGCTGGAGCTGAACGAGACCCGCAACCAGATGATGAACCACCGCAAGCGGTACGCCCGCAAGTGGCTGTACGAGAAGGACGCCTTCGACCGCGACGGCATCGCTGCGCTGGAGTCCGACGTCGACAACGCCATGATCCCGGTGCTCAGTGACGGCGATCCCGGCAAGGTGATCTCGGCCGTCCCCGCCGTCATCACGCCGCCCGAGTTCTACAACCAGTCGGACCTGATCTCGACGGACATGGACCGGGTGTCGGGCGTGTCCGACTACCAGCGCGGCGCGCAGACGGCGATCAAGCGCACGGCCACCGAGGCCGCGATGATCCAGGACGCCTCGAACGCTCGGGCCCAGGACCGCCTCACGAAGATCGAGGACGCCCTGTCGCAGGTGGGCGAGCGGATCATCATGCTGATGCAGCAGTTCCTCACCGGCGAGCACGTCGCTCGGGTCATCTCGATCCCGGGCGCTGCCTGGCTGGAGTACGACAAGGACTACATCAAGGGTCAGTTCGACTTCTCGGTGCAGGCTGGCTCGACCGAGCCGATGAACGAGACGTTCCGCCGCCAGTCCTCGATGCAGCTCGTCGATGCCTCGATGCCCTTCCTGGAGAACGGCACGGCCGACCCGGTCGCCCTGTACCGCAAGGTGCTCTCCGGCTTCGGCATCACCGATCCCACCGAGTACATCAACCAGCAGGTCGGCCAGCCAGGCGGAGACCCAGCCGGGTCGGCACCGCCCCCGCAGGGGCAGCAACCGGCCCTTCCCCCCGGCCCGCCCGTGGGTGGCCCGCAAGGGATGCCGAATGGTATGCCTCCGAGCAACCCGATGGAGGAGATGGAGCCAGGCGAGCAGATGGAGCCTGGCGACATGATGGAGCCTGGCGAGATGCCGATGGGCCCGCCGCCCGGCTCCGCCCCGATGCAGCCGGGCATGTTGCCGCCCGAGCTGGCCGGGCTGCCGCCTGAGATCCTCCAGGCGATCATGTCTGGTCAGATCCAGCTGCCTCCCCCTGCCGGGGCGATGCCCCCAGGAGCACCCGAGGGCATCCCGCCTGAGCTGCTCCAGATGCTCATGCAGCAACAGGCCCAGCAGGGATAGCACATGGGCATTGGCAGTTATGCCTACAATGCCCTCAATGAGCAACGTGGAATACGACTCAGTCCCA